TATTAACGGTCACGATAACAGTAGAAGATTCTTTAGTAGCATATCTATTATTAAAGCGTCTTTTCTTTATGTAAACATCATACTTAAGTGTGATTTTCTTTTCAAATACCGTAACACTTCTTTCAATCAAATACAAATACATTGATACAAATGGATCAGGTAAATTTTTCTTAATGATATCACTATCCTGAGTTGTTGTGATGTTTTTACCATCAATCATTTCATAAAAAAATTTCAAACGCTCAAATTTAGTATTGTCGTCGCCATAGAAAAATCTAAGGGGTTTACCATCTTTTTCAGGCAACACATATTTAATATGCGTATAAGCGTGTTTTGAATCATCTTTTGAACTGTCAATTTGCTTAACTGAAAAAATATCATCTAAATCGTTAGTTTTATCAAAATCATCAATACTATTTACTATCCATTTTTCACTAATGTTTGAATAGTTTTTAAATTTCGTCATTACAGCGAATTGTGCTCGTTGTGAGTATTTTTCAATTATTTCCATTTTCTAAATGATTTACCTTACAAATATATGCAAAAAATCCATTACAAAATATTTATTTGAAAAAAAAAGTTATGGCAAAAAGTAAAGGAACCTCCGCAGCTTCAATGAAGATTTCATTTGGTAAAAAAAGAACTGGTGTGCATTCCAAAAAACGTAGACCAAAAGACAAACCAGTTTCCAAATACAGAGGTCAAGGTAGGTAATTATCCGTTAATTAAACCTAACAAGTAATAAGATAGTTTATATCCACTAAATGCCCCCAATGCCGATGGGATTGGGAATACAATCATTTTACCCAAATCTGTGACATACTTAGGTCTATTTACGATTCTCCCCATAAAGAAGTAATAAGTGATATACCCAAATAGTACTGCGACATCAGTCCTTGTTGCAATAAACACAACAAGGATGGCACCTAAAAACCCGAAAATGAAATTGTCCCGAATACCCTCCCATATTTCAAATGGTGTGGCATCTCTATATTCTTTAACAATTTTTTTTAATCGTTTAGGCGACCTAATTTTTATTTTTTGTTCGTCATTCATTAGTTTAAAAACATAATATTATCTCGGTTTTATTTTTAAAAACGGTACATGGTTTTAATCTATTATCCAACTTAATGTGTTTATCGAAACTAAATACAATAACCTCTTTTCCGTCATGAAATGAGGTTAATGCGTTATATGCGAAATCAACCGAAATATCGTACAATTTCCCTTCTAAGTATAACTTTTTGATTTGTGGATCAAAATATGATATTGGTATATGTATTGTCATTTAATAAACGGTGAAAAACTTATTGGATAATCTAACTCAACTTCCCAATCTTTATGTTTTTTATGAATAAATGCAATAATTGATTTACCTTTTTCCCCATAACTCATATCAACTAATTTAAAGGTCGCTTCCTTAACGAGTTTATTATTATCCAATGAATACTCAATGTTACTAAGTTTAGCAACAGTATCGCTGTGATACATCACATATTCTTTTTCGAAGTGATATCCATCAGTGCTTACTTTTCTTAATGGATCACATGAGATAATTCCTAACATTAGGAATGGAAAGATTAATTTTTTCATATGTTTTATTCAATTATTTTAACTTCTGATTGAGTTTCAATTACAACTCTTGCGCCACAACTAAGTAATGGTTTACCATCCTTACCATGTCCACCGTAAATAATCCTACTCGGACCCAAAATTTCAACCTCGTTACAATAAGTGTTTTTACGTCCTTGTTTCACAGTAATAACTGGTAAGTTTGTGTCCTTACTTTTGTTTGAACGTATATTGTGCTGATTAACGTGTATTCTCGTTTTCATTAGATAAAATGTTGTATTTTTATTGTTGATTATGAATTAAGATAATAAACGTAAAGATAATAAAATAAGTTAAACTTTCAAATTTATTTATTACCCATTTGAACTTTAATTTTAAATTCTTTAAAAAATTCTGGATAACTTTCTATATATCCCTCTAATGTTTCATCATCGTACTCAACGTTCTCAGCGTTCCAATACCAATATAATTTTTTGTTAACATTAAACCCGTAGTAGTCATGATTTTCGTATTGGCGTTGAACAATTTCGTTTCCATATTGATGTTGCCCAATGATTATAAATCCTGAATCAATATTCTTTATAATGTTAGACTCACCCAATGGTACGAATCGATTATTAATCCAATTTAGTCGTTCAATTAACTTTTGATAGAACATGTTAGCCGATCCCCATCTAACAGATGCAAAAAAGATAACACAGTCCGATTCAAACAATTCTTTACTGATTTTCCACAACTCGTCATCAGGATTATGTAATGATGCCCAACACCTATGGTTGCCAGATGGATTTTTTTCTTTGTCTTTTAAAAGTGCTTCTTTTATCCCACAAACATTACCCTCCATTCTTGACACATTACCCTCACATGGGTATATTTTTAACTTAGTGACATCAATTAATGTTGAATTTTCCGTATTCTCATTTATTACCTTCGCAATTATACTTGATTTGGGCAATTGTTTTTTTGATATCTCTTCCCCCCTATTTGAACAAGTTAAAAGTAAAACTTTTTTATATTTTTTTAATTCACTAATGGTTTCTTTTAAAACCTTAAAATCGCCTTCTCTAATCATATTCTATAAATATCAAATTATTTCCAATACTCTCCCTCGAAGTACTCAACACCAGTAATACCCAATTTGTAAGGAAAATATGTATTATAACTCTCAAATATATATACATAATTTTTATCGTTTTTCTTACCGTATTCAGATACCATTAGAAATGAACAAATACCTAAGGATAGTTTGGGTAATTTTAAATCGTATGAATTATCATATAATAAGATACAACTCTCAAAAATTTTAAACCTAACATATGCTACTATTTTATCTTTATGTATGATTCTCATTATTTTAAGATTTGGGGTTTTTGAATAAAAATCATAGGTTTTTTTAGAATCAAACATTTTATTTTTTATATAGTCATAGTAAAATTCATCGGCCTCATTTTTTACCTGATCATAATCAAATATTTCGTAGCTTAAACCTGATAATTTTTTTCGTTTATCATAAGATAATGAAACTTTTTGTGCGTTTATTCTACAGCTTTGTGATTGGTACCAATAGGGTATATCTGATAAACTAGTTGGTAACCATCCAAGTTCTAACAACTCATCTGGTGTTTCGTTCTCAGCAATACAATATACTTCACAAAAAACTTTCTCATTTATTACATGGCCCTCAGTATGATCAAATATTATTTTCATCCATTTTATTATATATTTCTGACCTATCTTTATTGGATTCCCCCATTTCCAAATCTGTGTGATCATAATTCATAATATCAGTGTCGGGAGTTACCCATCTTTTGTTTCTTTCTGCCGTCCACAATGTTGTGTTATATTTTCGATTGATTACAATTTCATCTTTAACGGTAAAAGACGGATCGTGCATTATAAGTCTGTTATTTGGTTGAATAGCAAAATTACCATTTTCCATTGCAATAAAATGACCACACTTATGTTGTGAAGGGAACTCACTCAGTCCAAAATCAGTATCACTCATATCATCTGATGATCCCCAATCCAAGGTAAAAAGATATCTTCCATAATATTGGACTCTTCTTCTTGATGTAAATTTACAGGTTTTATTCTTTAACATTGGAAAACAGGTCGCACCAACATGATATGAAAATGAATCCCACAATACAAGTTCATCTAATTCCATTTCAGGCGCATCGTCCTTCCAACAAAATGCATGTATTGGCATTCTCCACCATAAAGCCCCATCTTCCATGATAAAATGAAATAATGGTGCTTGTGCAGGTATTGATGACATCCCAAATATGTAACAAGGAAATTTTTTATCAAAGGAATCTTCTTGGTTTCTCAAAAAATTACCACGTATATATGCTTCAACTACAGGTATTGGTGTATTTAAATATGACATAGTTTTAATTAGATAAAGGTGTTTTTATCTGTGTTACATCTATTTTAACTCGTCCTGTACCTATCACATCAATGACTTTTATACATTCATTCATATTTTTACAACCGCTTAAATCAATGGTTATTAGATTTCGTTTTCGATTTTTCATGATTCTTTATATTGATAATTTTCAAATTTTTTATTCTTAGATATTACTCTCCATCTTATTGTAACCATAGGTATCCCTAATTTTTTTGATGCTTCCCCTGCAGATCTGTATTCAATCCCATCAATCAGTATTGGAATATTTTGATCACCGTTATAAGATCCTTTTCTTATTTCACTTAATCTATTTTTAGTTTCTTCTGAATGTTTCTTTCCAAAAAAGGGATTATTTTCACCGCTTTTATTATGACATTTAATACAACTATCATTTATCGGTTTTATTCTCACACCACACTCACAATATTTATAACTAACACCACCTTTCCAATTTGGATTTTTATTTAAAGGTTTAGAAAACTTATCTCTCCTTTCATCATTAGAAAGGCTATCTCTCCAAATTTTACTTCCCTTTTTTATGTTTTCAACAATTAAATCTTTATTTGGGTTCTTACTTATATTATCCCCACCACCAGCTTTAATACCAATATTATATTCAGGTTTTAAATCTATGTATTTTTGTTCAACTTCTAATAATAATTCTCCCTCACATTCTTCAACTAACTCAAAAATAAAATTTTCAGAACCATACTTATTCCACGCCCTTTGTAATAGAGTATTGTTATGTTTATTTTTACTTAATTCATTTTTATGCCTTTTCCATCTCTTTTCAATTTCTTTTGATGAACCATAATAGCATTTATCATTTACTAAATTTCTTATTCTATAAATTCCAATCATAGGACTACCTTTTAATATAAATACTTAGAAAAAGTAAAAAATTAAAAGGTAGTCCTAAAAATTAATTAGACAACGGCATTTTTATAGTAGGATGACTTTGATAGTTCTCTAAAATAATATCATCCAAAGTATACTCTGAAATATCATTAACAATTCTATCAGATATTTTGACTGTAGGTAGTGGATATGACTCTCTAGTTAATTGTTCTTTAATTGGTTCAATATGATTAAGATATAAGTGAACATCTCCTAAATTGCCAATTACCTCATATGGAACCATGTTAACTTGTTTGGCAATCATCATAAGAAGTAAAGAATATGATGCAATATTAAAACTCAATCCCAATCCAGTATCAACGCTGCGCTGATTCCACATTAAAGAGATTGCTCTACGAGGTATGTTAGCTTCATCATAAGAGTCTTCTTTACTGCCAAGTAAAAGTAATGTTTTGTTTCCAACTAATTTCTTTCTTTCCTCCAAACTCAACTCTCTTGTATAAACTTGAAATCCATAATGACATGGTGGAAGAACCATTTGATCCAACTCTCCAACATTCCAAGCAGAAACCATTAGTCGTCTTGAGTCTGGGTTTGTTTTGAGTTCGTTGATTAGGTTTGCGATTTGGTCTATTTTATTATTTGGGGGAAATAAAGGTAATTTATTTGGTCCAAAATCATCTTGCCAACTTCTCCATTGTTTACCATAAATCGGCCCTAACTCACCCCACTTCTTAGCAAACTCATCATCTGTTTTAATTTTGTTAATAAATTCTTCTTGTGTGAATGGTTCAGTCAATGTTCTATTTTTCTTAGAATTTTCTAATAATTTGGTTTTACCAACATATTCACCTTTATTATATCTTGTAATATATGCTTTATACGCATCGCCATCCCAAATATGACATCCATTATCAACCAAATATTTAATATTAGTATCACCTCTTAGAAACCAAAGTAACTCAGTTACCATAGTTTTGAATGCCATTTTCTTTGTGGTAAGTAAAGGAAATCCTTCACTCATTTTATGACGTATCTGCCTACCAAATACTGAGATAGTACCTGTGCCAGTCCTATCTTTTTTCTCTACTCCATTATCAATAATGTCTTGAAGTAGTTTTTTATATTGTAAATCGATGTTATTCATATGTTACTTTTTCAATCTTAATCCTATACTTTCTAACTAATCCCTCACTAGTCTTCATTAATACTCCAAACAGTACATCAACTGCATCATGTTCAAGCATGGGTGGAGTTAGTACAAATGTATCAGATGTATTGAAAGCATCTCTAACTATCTCTACCACTGCACTATCAACTCCTGTATCAACTTCATTCACTTCTTCTAGATTATTAGGGTTGTACATTTTTACCTTAAACGTCCCCACTGGTTTTCTTTCAACCAATTTTCTTTCAGATATAGATCCACCGAACGGTCTTTCGTATACTGTTTTCCCACCATCAGGTGATTCAAATATTTTACTGGTCTTGTTCATTTTAACATCTTCTAATTTTCTATTTAACTCTTCTTTCACTTTCGTCCAATAACTAGCCCATTTTGAATTGGCGAAATGGGTATCTTCATGGTACTCATCATCCATTTGCATGAAATCTATAATCGCATCTACCGCAGCAATCGCACATTCAATACCTTCTCTCCATCTAACAGGAATACTTACTAAACCTGTATGACTCCCATTATTTGGTAACATGAAGTAATACTTCATATGTAACTTATGTGCCTTTTCTTTCGGTGTCATAACATTAAAACAAAAGATACCAACAAGTTAATAATTGTATATAATGTAATAGTTGATCGAAACCAATTACCACAAACCCATTATGGAAATCTTGATTCGCCCAAAATGGTTTACCTATTCTCGAAGTTACATAGTCAGTACAAAAATGTAGTACGAATGTAACTAAAGTAAAGATAATAATACCATTTGTGTTAACATCAGTATATGGATGACCACATAACGCTAAAAACCATATACCACTATACACTGCAACATGATAAAATAAAAACTTATTACTCGAACTTTTCTTCTGTGATTGTTCGTGTGTCTGTAATCCAAAATCCGCAAGGAAATGAATTAACATTATGAATATTACTACACTTATTTCCATTAAACTTTTTCAATTTTAATTTGATATTTTCTTATAAAACCTTCATTCGTTTTCTGTATCACACCAAACAATACATTATCTGTCTCAGGTTCAAACATAATTGGTGTTAGTTGATATTTCTCAGAGTTTTTTAATATACTACTCACATCATCAACTACTTCCTTATCGATTAAGGAATCAATTTCTTTTATTACCTCTAAATTATTTGGGTCATGTACTTTTATTTTTACTGTTTCCATCTTGTTATATTAAATTTACCTAATGTTCTAAAACCACTTTTTATATAAATCGAGACTATTTCATGTTTTGTATTTACTGTTCCCGAGTTTTCATCATAAACTAATGTTTTTTTCATATTATACTGAAATTCATCAAGAACATCACCATGTGTGTAATATGTGATTTTTGGTAAAAACTGTAACTTTAGTCCAAGTATATCTCGTGTTAATATACTTATATATTCACTTTCCTCCATTCTTCTTCGTTGAAATAGTATTCTCGATAATCTTTAAGTAAAGTTTCATAAATACAAATATTACATGTTACTGCATGATTAGTACAATCCCCAAAATGAATATCTGTCTTCATCACTTGTGGAAACGCATCAACAAATTGTCTACCCCATGCTAAATTATCTTCAGATGGATTATCAAAATCGTCATCCTCTATCGCACCGATAAACTCCGCAAATGTATATTTTTTACTCATTTATTCTCGTGTATATTTCGTTGTAATTATAGTTTCCACATTGGTCACAAGTTCTATTACCACTTTTTTCTTCATCATATGCCCAATCTGAATTATTTTGAGTAATAATTTCTGCAATTATTTTCAGATCATACGTTGATAATCTATCAACAACATTGGGTAATTCATTAACCAACTTTAATTTTAGCTGTCTAATGTATTCTTCACCTCTATCATCGTACTCGTGATGATGAAGATTTTCACCATCAACGATTACATATGATCCATAACAATGTTCACCGTATTCAATTGTGTTCATCAGAATAGTGTTCTAATTGGTTTTCATTGAATATGTGTAACATACCATTATCATCCATCTCACCAACAATTCTTACATCTCCATTGGTGGTTTTAAATATTGATACGATTGTACATGGGAACTTATAACCTTTGGGTTTATATGCTTTATCACCCACACTGAATTTGAAAGATTCTCCTGGATCTTCTTTGATCACTTTTCTTTCGGAAATGTCGCCACCAAATGGTCTCTCATATACTGTTTTTCCACCATCAGGTGATTCATATATTTTATCACTCATACGTCGTTTGTTAAATTATCTATTAAATTTTTCTCTTTGTTTATTGGTTTTGGTTTACCATTTTCATCCACACGTACAAACACAATCTCATCGATAGTAATCACGTCTTCCTTTGTGTCTTTGTTTCTTACATTACATTTAATTGTAATTGATGTTTTACCAACTCTAACCAACATAGTTCCGATTTCAATAACATCACCAATCCTTGGTGATGATTGAAAATCAATTTGTGACATGGCTTTGGTTACTACCATCTTATCACCTATCTGACACATTGCAAATATTGCGGCTTCTTCATCCACCCAATATAATAATTTGCCACCAAAGAGTGTTCCCCTTGGATTTAAGTCTTCATACTTAACGATTTTTCTTGTCCTGTAAATCACGTGTAATAGATTTAGATAGCCTGTTTTTAAATTCCTCTTCAGTTATTCGTTCGGTGTTAAAAGAATAAACTAATTTATTTTTATCTCCCCAACCATTTGGGTTTATAATTAATACACCATGTTTATTCCTATAGATTTTCTCCCATTGTTGGGATGTTAGTAGAATATTATTTTCTTCCATCTCGTTTTCTGACTGAATATAGTAAAGTTATTATCATAACAACATAAAGTGTTATACCGATTTGTATTCCCATTAATTTTAAACAGTTACATCGTTTTTTGTCATTATATTATGAAATTCTTCTCTAACCTTTTCGTATATTTCATACTCCTGTTCTGTCAAATTATCATTATATTTTAATTGAGATCTCAACCATTGGTCCATCTCCCATATAGCACTCGATAAATTACCTGCACTTACGGCCAATTTAAACGCTTCTTCATCTTCAGGTAATACAAATTTCAATATTCCTTCCATATTATTCATTATAATCACCTGATGTGCGTCTCATCAAACGTTCCAACTCATCCTCTTTTTTGCACATATCGATAATTCTCATGTAGTAACCCTCCATTTTATTACCTTGAGGTTTCATATTTTTATCGAACCACTTACTAAACCAATTACCTTTATATACCAATACTTGACATCTATTTGAGAATTCATCAGCGTCATCTTGATCTATAAGTCTCTCTTCAACAAGTCTTTGTAATATTAATTCTTTTACCTTGTTATAATTTTCCATTTCCGATTCTAACTCACTCGCCATCATTTTCTTTTACTTTTTTTAGTGTTTTATAAATAATATATGATTCTTCAATTGTATATATTCCCGTTTGTTGGGCGTAAGTTAATGCTGATTCTATTAATTTAATTGCATCTTCCCTTTCTAAATTTTCAATAAAAACATTTAACTCTTCTTCGTTATTAAATTCAACTAAACCTCCAAATATTGTATCCATATTAAAATATACAAAATTTCTTTCCAATAATCAAATAATTATAGATATGAATGTACGAATCGGTGATAAAATTTTTCCTGCTGAGGTTTTAACCACACCAGAAGAAACTCAAAAAGGTATGATGGGTAGAGATCATCTTGATGGGTGTATGGTGTTTAAGATGGGTAAAGGCCATCATTCATTTTGGATGAAAGACTGCCTAATTCCTTTAGATATTGTATTTGTTTTAAATAACAAAATCACACGTATTCATAGAAATTGTGAACCGTGTGATTCTGAATGTGATAAAACATATACCGGAATTGGTGATCATGTCATTGAATTCCCTGGTGGTACATGTTCTGAATTCAATATAGGGGATAAAGTTAATCTTTATTTAGGGTCTCCAATGAATCCTGTTCCCTAACATAATCAGGGTGCATATAACTAACTTTTGGTTTTATTTTTTCAAATACAATAAAATAACTATGATATTTTCTTGCGTGATATTGTTTTGTCCACTTGGTTCCATTAAACGCATTAACTCGTACATTAGATGTTAATATAAAAAAATCCTTAGGGTAAAATCCAAACTCCAATGCCATATTAATAACCATTACGTGTGTTAAATGTTGCTTACCACCTGACACGGTATCTTGACACTTCATCACAACATATCCACCTTTATCCGTAATTCGATATAACTCTTTTAACGTGTAGTAATAATTATTTTTTAGGTCTTCGAAAGTGCCGTAACCTTCAAATCGTTTCGCCATTATTGAACTACCTTCTTTATTGTCACGATAACTCATTCCTTTACCTACAATGATAAATGGTGGATCATACATCACACTTTTCATTGAATTATTTTCAAAGGGAAGATTTTCTGAACTTGCTTGTATCACACTATCATTTATAGGATACAAATCGGATTTGTGTTTTGGTTGTGGTAAA